TGATTATAATATTCCCAGACTCTATATGGTTCTGTGGATACTATATCACGGTTTATTAATTCCTTTTGGAATAATCCTTTATGCCAGTTATCATATACTCTACCATCTAATTTTGGGTGACCTTTAAAAAAGTCTGTCCCTCCCTCACATACAATGATAAAATCATCATGTGTTTCTGCATACTTTTCAAACGCAGGTATGGAGCAAATCACTCTGCCAGCTCCACCATTAACAAAAAACGCCTTCGATCTCATTGCATATACTCCAAAGAATAATAATCTCTTCTTTATTTATCCCCTTATTATAGGGCATTTAGTCAACTAAAGCAAGGGAATCTGCCCATACTGCTTAGTTGCATTAGTAGAATTAAGTTCGCTTCCAGGTATGGCATCATACCCAATAGTAAGTCTCTTACCAGAGTAGTGTGAATTATTTACTACTCTATGACGAACATTACCTCTACCAAAATATATATTACCAATCTCATTCTTTATCTCCCAATCCTCAAATTCAGTTGTAGTGTCCTGTGGTTCTAATGCAACATACCCATGCCAAGGTGAGGAATGATTATGCCAATCTAAAACCTGATCATGGTCATGATAATTTAACCATGCTTGGAACCATATAACATCTTCATCAGGAAGATTCTCTCTTATTATACCAGTTAACTTCTTATAAATCTCTAGAAAATGAGAAGATGGACTGGTAACACTGAAGAAGTTATACAAGTAATAACTCCATGTAGTGTCTCCGAATCCATCTTCCATCAGAGCACGGTGACAATCAGATGCCACCTTTATAATCTCTGGTTGATTCTCTTTTATATAATCAAATTTATATACCTTATAGGTCATAACAAAATTAAATTTTAATAATCAATTAGTTGATAAAGCTACCACCATTAGTTGGAGATACTTCATCATCAGGAGAGTTAGGCATCATATAAAATGCTGCATTAGGTGTAACACTTGCTGCTGCCATTGTAGCAGGGAAATCTCTCAATTTCTCACGGTATGTTTTCCACTTAGCTTTAAGATCTGCTGGCATATCTTCTGTAACCTTACCATCAGTTGCTTGAAGAGCATTATTTCTATGCTTCCTAATGTCATCCCAAGTAAGATCAGCTTCTCTATCAAGTAGTTTACCTACTGGAGTGAACGGTTGAATGGTAACATTACCACTTACAACCTTAACACTATCTCTATCATAGATATCACCTGGCATTATAGGTGTACCATATGAGAACTGTGGGTATCCATCTATAGCAGGAGTTCCTGAGTAGACAACACTGTCACTATACTCTTCTTCCTTCTCATCAATAGGCATTCCTCTTAGCTGACATATAAGTGGATTAGTTGCACAATCAACTTCAAACCATTCAGTTACGTCTGCTGGCATTGGACGACCATCTAATATGTCATCTTCATTTAAAGGTCCTGCCTTCTCTGTTCCATCTGCTCCAATCTGCAACCAGATCTTGTCTGGTCCATCGTATGTTGCTTTACGTGTTTTACCATCTGTAAAAGCATGGTCTACCAAGAATTCATTTGGTAGTGGTAAGTCGTATTCGACACTAATGTTAGTAGCCATAATTCCTTTCGGTTAGTTTGTTCTGGGTAACACCATCGGTATTATTTATAAAATTAAACATTAAAAAAAGGAGGGTATTAACCCTCCTTTATTATATTCAAACAAATTTATTATATCAAACGTATGTAATCTTGACAAGTCCTGGTCCACCAGTACCACCTTGACCACAACAACGGTCACAATAGTTAGTCATTGCATTCTGACCACCGTGTCCATAAGGAACTGTCCAGCAACCGCAACGTATCCAGCAGAAGTTATTCTGTTGGAACACATTGGTTCCAATAAATGGAGCAGCAGTAGGAATACTATATCTACCGTGGCAATGACAGAACCAACCTTTAGGGTTCCAGAATCCACCAGGCATATTACCCATTCCAAAGTCTCCACCATTTTGTCCTGGAGATCTGCAACAAGCATTATTAGAGAAGCAACCGTATGACCAGTCACCTACAGCACATCCTCCTCTACCACCAATAGCACAGAAGTTACTTAAGTTATATCCATTTACATATGACATACATCCACAACACCCTTGACACTCTCTTGAGTAACAACGGTATACACCAGCAGCACAGACTGTATAAGCACATCCTGCAGCCGTATCAACAGTTTTCGTATTATAATATCCACCCTGAGCACCAACATAGGTCTGACAACGGTTACAACTGCAAGCACCTGTACCATTACCTCCAGCACCCCACATTTCAAAGGTAACTCTTCTTACTCCTGTAGGTACTGTCCAAAGACAGCAGCAACCTGTAGAACATGGAACTGGATTACCATAAACCCATTTAACATTCCACGTATCCAATCCAGTGGCAGCTAGTTTTGCTGGAGTAACACTACCATTAGGTAATGTAGCTCCACTAACCTTTTTATAACTTGAATACTGTGCCATTTTTTAATCCTTAGAAGTATGTAATCTTGACGAGTCCACCGCCACCAGTACCACCTTGACCACAGCAGCGTTCGCAGTAAGTAGTCATAGCGTTCTGAGCACCATTACCATATGGAACTGTCCAGCAACCGCAACGTATCCAACATCCTCTTAGAGATTGTTGTGATACTGTTCCAATCAATGCAGCACCACCAGAGTAGTGTGATCTGTTATAACAATGACAGAATCCTCTATCATAAACAAATTCAGCACCATCCCAGTTAGGAGTATGAGTTCCTTGCATCCAGTCACCACCATTGTTACCTGGATTCATACAGCAACACCATCGTGAATGGCAATAAGTTGCCCATGATGTTTGTGCTTCTCCTCTTCTTCCTCCAATGGCACAGAAGTTGGAAAGATTATATCCATTTACATAAGATGAACATCCTCTGCATCCGTTACACTCTCTTGAGTAACAACGGTATACTCCAGCAGCACAGACTGAATATGTACATCCTGATACTGTATCAATAGTTTTTGTATTATAAAATCCACCAGATGCACCCATGTAATGATGACATCTGTTACATGAACATGCACCAGATCCATTACCTCCAGCACCCCAGATTTGTATATGAAGTTTCTTTACACCTGCAGGTACTGTCCAAAGACAGCAGCATCCAGGAGTACATGCACCAGGAGATCCATAAAACCACTTAACACCATATGTAGTATTAAGAGGAGACGCTAAATCTGCTCCATCAACTGATCCATCAGTTAATTCCTCACCTGTTAATTTTTTATAGCTTGCATAAGTTGCCATTGGTTCCTACTTCCTTATGTGTATGTAATTTTGACGACTCCACCACCGCCTGTTCCACCTTGTCCACAACAACGTTCGCAATATGATGTGATAGCACCCTGTCCACCTTGTCCGTAAGGAGAATACCAACAACCACAACGTATCCAGCAGTTAACAAATCCTTGGTAAGAACCTGATCCACCTGCTAAGAACGGAGCATTAGTTGTACAAGTATTAACCCAGTTACAGTGACAGAATATAGATCCACCCCAGAATCCTCTGTGGTTACCCATTCCGAAGTCACCGTTATTTGATGTTGGTCCTATGCAACACTCCCAATCAGAATAACATCCAGTCTCCCAAGATGTATTTGATCTTCCACGACCACCACCAATAGCACAGAAGTTACTTAAGTTATAACCATTAACGTAGGATGAACATCCAATACAACCAGTACATTCCCTACTTAAGCAGCGATACACACCTGCAGCACAGATAGTATAAGAACAACCAGCAGTAGTAGAAATGGTTTTTGAATTATAAAATCCACCACCAGCACCCTGGTAATGGTGACACCTGTTACAAGAACAAGCACCATGTCCGTTTCCACCAGCACCCCAGAGTTCAAAAGTTACTCTTTTTACCCCATCAGGTACAGTCCAGAGACAACAACAACCACTAGTGCAGTGGCATTGTTGACCGAATACGTGGAAGACGTTATAGGCATAACCAGTACCAGCACCCAGAGCGGAACTAGGGACAGTACCGTCTATGATCTGTCCTCCTATAATTTTTTTGTAACTTCCGTAAGTTGCCATTTGATTGCCGAATCCTTATTATTTATTAGAACATCATATAAAGGAAGGGGGAACCTATGTCCCCCTTAAGTCTTGTCTTATTAGACTGTGAAGACTCTCCAACCTGAAGTGTTATCGTAGAATACGAGATCGAATGCAGCACCCTCAGTGGTTACTGTCATATCTGCAGAATCACCCATGATTGGTTTGCCGTTTCTACCAATAGTTAAGTTGTTAGTATCGAATGTATTGTCGCAATCGAAGAACCTAATGGTATCACCCTTATTAGGTGAAGCAGGTAGAGTAATTGTGAATCCACCACCATTTGTCTTACACCAGCATGTCTGGAATGCAGCAGCAGTGTAAGTAGAAGTGACATCAACGTTCTGTAGACCTCCTAATGGAACCCAAGCAGAACCGTTATAAGATTCAAAGGCAGCAATCGTTGTGTTGTAACGTAGACCACCAAGAATTGGAACTGCTGGTCTCTGAGCAGTAGTTCCCTTAGGTGGAACCATCTGATCAGTACCCATGTTTCCACGAGTTAAGTAACCAACAACTGCAAATTCAGTTGGAGTTGCTTGGTTAGAGTTACCACTCATAGTCTCATCAGATGAGAACTCGG